AGATTGTTTAAATGCTTCAGCAGTTGGGGCACCTTTACTGCCAGGTGAACGCATACGTTCTACTTTGCCACCAGCTTCCTTTTGCTTTTCTATCCGTTCTTGCTTTTTATGAATATTTGCATAAAGTCCGGGTTTAGTTGCCATTTGCTTGTTCCTTGTCGGTTACAAAACATACATCTTGCCATGACATTATTAAATATCTTTGGCCATTAGTAAAGTATTCTTGATATTTTAGGTATTCATCATCACCCATGTGGCCAAAACGAACATAATCACCAACTTGTATTGGCATTACTTCCCGGCGGCCATTTATCTTTTTACCGGGTCCTACGGCTACTACCGTGCCCATGTTTTCACGTTCTTTGTTATGAACAAGAATGACAGAACTTAAAACACGAACATCCGGCTTGACAACTATTTTGTCAGCCAGCGGTTTTAATATAAAATCTACATCAGCCATATCAATTTCCTAGTAATTGTTGTGGTTAGAAGGGCTTATAAGCTTCACGTGCTTGTAGGCCCTTCGTTTTATTCTTTTTGACTATTGTTAAATCTAAATGGTACGCCCACATCATCAATAGAACTTTTTACCATATTTGATGGGGTAGGTATTCTATCTTTCATAGCATTTTTATACCATCTGTCTTTAGCAATTGATTCATCCATCCTCAATAAATCACCCAAATCCGTATTGGTTTTCTTGGGGTTTAAATCTGCGGTGAATTCAGCCATGATTAACAGGCGTCATCTTCACACTTGTATGCATCACGAGTGTGTGTATAACATACGCCAGCAGTACGGCCAGTATTGAATAGACCATCTTTGCCGGTCATATCTTCTTTGCCCATTGCTACGCCATTAACAATTTTGCCCATACGTTCACCAGTTGAATCTGATGAAGTTGCGCCCTTTGGCATTTTTTCGCCTGAAGCACCTTTAGTGCCTACCATTGAATCCATTTTGCCCATGTAAGTTCTCCTAAGTTGGGTTATGTTACAAACTACATTTTTGTCTTAACTGCCTTCATTGTCAACCATTTTTCGTATTTCTTCAGGAAGTTGCATATGATTTTCATGCCCGTAATCTTCCGGTAATCCTTCGGGATATGCTAATCCCATGTAATTTTCAAAAGTAATTGGAATATTATGCTTTTTCATAGATTCCAAAACAAAATCGTTATTGTTTCCATTCAGGTTCATTTATTCCCCCAGCCTTTTCAAGTATTTTCTTTCGAGTTTCATCAATATCAATTTTGCCACTTTTGTGTTCTTTCCAAATATCTTCAATTTCTTGAACGTTTTTTGCATTTTTAAATGTATCAGGAAATAAACCACGAACCGCTTCCCAGGTAATGGATTGCATTTCCCTGGGTAATATTTCACGTTCTTTAGCCGCACGTTTATATCCTTCATGATAGAGGCCATAAGTACCATTTTTACCAGTAAATGCGCTATTTTTAGGGCCTATTTCACCAGGAAAGTTTGAACCAAAATTATGTGAAACTTCACGTGTATTGCCTGATAATGGGCGTAAAAGACCAGCGGCTACGGCATGGGTATCAATAGTTGTATGCCCTAATTCGCTAAATGGGTCATAAATATTGTTGTAAAAGTTGCGAACTTTATGTTCACCACCTAGCCTAGCATGAATGTTTTCACGAGTAGGATTATCAAAAATACTAACCGCTTTAGCTATTTCGTTATTTGAACCCCAACCAGTTTTAGCTGGCTCACCATTAGCTTTAGTTCTAACACCATTAAAATCACCTTCAGGGGTCACAACAAAGTGTTCCCTGGGGTTGTGTGCTTGGTCATGTGTTCTAATCCATACGGCCTTTTCTAAAGGGTCCTTGAGTTCTTCTAATCGTTTACCTTCAATTGCTTTAAGTAATGGGGCGTATTGTGGTTTTCCATAAATTTCACGGGCTACATCAGACATTGCGCTATCCCACTTAAATCCTTGTTTATGAGCCAATGTAGAAGCTACACGTTCACCAAGGGATACATTCATAAACCAATCTTTTTGAGGCGATAAAACGGCTAATATGCCGGAAGCGGCCGGTTCTGAAATACCGTAATCTTTAGACATTTCATTAGCTATTTTATTAGCACCTTCATACCAAAGCTTACTACGTGCCCTGGTATCTGCCGGTACTTTATCGTGCAAAAAGAGTAAATTATCTTTAACGTGTTCAATAAACTTTTCAGCATTAACATCAGCATTTTTAGATTTCAACGCCAAATTTGGATATTGTTTAATTAAATCTACGTTATGCAAAAATGCTTCTTGATTGCCTCTAAACGCTTTATAGTCAGAAAGTAAAGGTTGTTTTAATGCATCTTCAGTAGCTTTTACTGCGGTTGGCACCCTAGTGCTTACTGCATAAGGTTTTTCTATGCTTTGATTAGGTGTATTAATAACGCCAGGTTCATAACCAGTCATTTTTGCTAAATCAGGATTAATATCTAATCCATGTTTTCCTTCAGTAAACGGAAAATGTTCTTTTAATTGGTCTTCAGTTAAACCTAAGCGTTTTTGAACCATTCTAGCTTCAGCTTCACCACCTAAATGCTTGTAAGCTTCATAAGGGTCTTGCTGGCTAAATTGTTTAGCTTTATCTAATTGGTCGTGTGCTAAATTCCACTCATGCATAAAATCAGGAGTATTTCTAACATTTGGATTTTCAACCAATTGCGTTGACAAACGTCTTATGTTGGCTTCTGCCATCTTGGTTTTAACTTCACCCTGTCTAGCAATCCAATCAGCCATTGCTTGAACGTTACCGCCCCGATTCCAATTTTCAACGCCTTGGATACCGTGCGTTAATTCATGATGCAATACTGACCTAGCTTCTTCAGGGGTTAAATTTTCCCTAAGACTAATAGTTTTAGTGCCTTCATTGTATTCACCTCTATATGGTTCTGACATACTATGAGGTTTAATTTTTATTTCAGCTAACTCCGGGTAATGTTTAAAAAGTTCCGGATGTTCAAAAACATCGCCAACTTTTACTCCGGCTTGTAATTCTTCTGCCAATACACCGGGTTTATTAATTGGATGTTTGTCTTGCCATAACTGGCCAAATGGTTTGTCACCTTTCATAGATGACCAAAAATCAGTAATTTCTTTACGCCATTGACCGTCAAGGCCTCGAACCATGCCAGTATCTTTATAAATTTCTTCCGGCAACTTTCCTTTGGCTTCTAATTTACTAGCTTTAAATGCTTGGTTTTCTAAGCTGGTTTCGTTTACCATTTGCTTCCAAAGCTTAGATTCCGGTCCAATCATGCTTAAACCAACTGGCATACCTTTTGTGGCCAATGCTAAATCTTTGCCTACACTAAATACGCCGGGTCCAATAAATGAACCAACGTCTTCTAGTGTAGTTGCACCTTCATGAGTTGGGGTAATACGAGGTACGTAATCAAGTATTTCCCTAGTTGTAGGAAAAAACCTATTTTTACCAAATTTAAGATTCATTGCTTCCGGCGCATAAGTCCTTGCAAATTCACTAAGGTCACCAATTGAACCAGGCACTCCAGCTAATGCACCACGCCCAACAGATTCAGTAACTCCAGGTAAAGCTTGTCTTAATCTTAATGAAGCTTCACCTATGTCTTGATAATTTTTTTTATTTTCAAAACCGGAAACAATATTTCTTAAAACATCCTTTATTGGTATGTCTTTTGGAGTTTCTTCCTGGGTAGGAAAAATGTTGTATTCGTCATATGCCATAATTTATTTTAAATCACTTCTATCATTACATCAATACCGCCACCTTTACGCATTGCACCACGTTGAATTGATAATACGTCTATTTGGCCATCGTTTTCATACACTCCAGCTTCTTCTAAACCGTCTAAAACTGCTTTTAAGCGATTATCTAAGTCGGTGACTACCTTAGACCTTGGATATAGCCACATGGTCACTTCAAGCCGTTTATTAGCAAATTTGGGTATTTTTTGTTCATGCACACAAGCCCACACCGCTTTTTTATATTCCCGTCCAGCCGCACTTAATACAGTATTGCCACGAAAATTGCGCCAATACATATTCATGCTGGGTGGATAAGGAAGTTTAATGATGGTCATTTAAAAGTTCTTGAACCTTTTCAAGTAAATCGTACTCGGATAACGCCCAATATCGCAAAAATCCTTTACGTCCAAGCAAGTGAATTGAGGAATTTCCAAGTCGATGATGGTATGCACACAACGGGATACATTCAGCGTTTTCACGTTTTCCACCAAATTTTCTGATGTGATGGATTTCTGTTGGTGAGTCTTCAATGTTTTTGATGCCGTTTTGCCGGCAAAGGATACAACCAAGCCGGGCAAGTTTTCCATAATATTCTTTTTCACTTTTTGTCATTCCTTTATTATCGCTATTAAATCGCTTTGTGGCACAAAATATGCCGGTCTATTTGTTCCCTGGGGGTCACTCCAATATTTTTGTTGTTTTGCATCCCTGGCGTACATATAACCACGAATAACGTAATTACCTAAAATCCCCGTTACTAAGTAATAACGCTTATCATCTTTATCAGTTGGGTGAACTATTAAAGAACCATGTGCATGATGTGTTTGTCTAACCTCATAAGGCCCAACGTCATCTGCGCCATAACTTCCTTTACCCCAAAAAATCTTAAAGTGTTTAGCAATAACTATTTCGCCTAATGCCCCTTCAATTCCCATTTGCCAAGTTTCAGTTTCTTTAGCCCCATACCGATGTTTTTTGCCGTCTTTTTTGCATTGCAATATTCGCAAACTTGCTTGTAATACACCCATTTGTATTTCATCATCACTAAGTTTTATTGATATGGGCATCTAGGTAACCTTTAGTTATGTCTTCCATTTGCTGGGCCAAATCAACCATATCAATTGATATTTCATAAGCCCTGGTGTAATTACGCCGATTTAATTGTTCATACATTTCTTTAGTTAATCGTTGTAATGTTAAATACGGTGTTGATAAATCATTCATTTTTCACTCGCTTTCTTTAAAAAGGCGCATCTTCAAATTGTGATAAATCCAACTTTATTTTTGGGTTGCGTACACCAGTAAATTTCCAACCAGGTCTAATATTTACAAGTTGCCTAGCTTCTTCTTGACGGCCAACAATACGCATAATTTCGCCATTTTCATCTTTAACAATGTATTTCATTTAGTAAGCCTTTCAAGTGTTCTATTGCTTGCTTCTTGAGTACGCCATGCTTCGAATCTAAGCTTGGCCGCCTCTAAACGGTATTTCCACATTTCTGTTTTAAATGTTGCCGCACCAAGTGCTTTGCAAAGTTCTTGATATTCTTTACTAGCGTATGCTTCCCGTTCCTGAGCACCTAAACTAGTTTCTGATGATTGTTTCATCATAATAGCTTTTAAACTGGATTTATAAGCTTCCAACTCTGCTAATTCACCCTTGGCCTTGGCGTATTCAGGGGCAAATTCATACAAATAATCTACACAATCATTGGGGTCAACTACACGTGTTTCTGCTTTCATAACCATTGTCCTTTTATTATTCCTCGGTTTCCTTTGTGCCATTGGTCAGCCATATCTTCATGTAATTTGTCTAGCCGTTTTTTATATCCAGGGTTAGATAAAAGTTTACGTATTGCGGCCAAACCATTGTCATGCCGGTATTTCAACATATAACGCACCTCACATTGATGCCTGTATTCTTCATCCGAATTTGACATTGATTACTTTTCCACTTCTAGCCATTTCAAATACCGCTTCTTTAAACTGGTAGAAATGGTCAAACTGGGACGGCTCTAAACCAAATTCCAAACCCTTGGCCGTAATGCCTGGACCAGTTTCATGCCATTCTTTACCTTTAATTATTTGAATAATTATTTCGTCTTCGAAACGGCCTTGACGTAACCAGGTTGTTGGGTGTGGAATAAAAGCTAATTCCGTGCCTTCAATTTTCCAATGTTGTAAATGCTTGTCTATTGAATCAACCGCCATTTGTTTATCTTCATTTGACATACGGTCGAATACGGCCTTAGCGGCACGTTTAGCTACCTTCCTGGGGTATTTAGACCAAAAGATTTCAAACATCATTTTCCATTGCCTTTCTAAGAACGGCTTTTGCAAAATTAAAATAACTTGTTCTTTTTCCGTTATCTTTAAATTCGTTTTTTAAATTTAAACATTTTTTATAAATAATTAACATTTCTTCATCGTTTAACTCACGTAATTTAAGTTCATTATTTAAACGATTTACTTCAAGCATTAATATGCCAATAGCTTTTTCAGCATTTTTTAAAAGTTTAATTGTGTTTTCCATTATTGTGCCTTTTCCAACGCAAAATCTAATTCCATATGTTGACGTTCAATTTTCATACGATATTTTTGTTGGTCGGTCATATGTCGTTCGCAGTCTTTAACTTTTTCTTTTAAGAATTCGTTTTCATATTTAAGTTGTTCAAGTTCATTCATGATTTACGCATCTTTCTACATTGGTTACGTTCTTCAACAGTAAAATCCGGGCTTATTTCAGCCAACTGGCAATCTTTTTTATAAGCTTGTGGATTTTGTCCTTGATAAAAAATCCCAGCCATCAGGATTAGCATGGCCAGGACAAGTGTTATTTTTTCTATCATAAGTTTTCCAATTTTTCTGCAACTATTACATCACGTGTATTGGTGTATTCAAAAAAGTAATGTTTTACTTGGTTAATAATTTGATTAGCTTGTTCTGTTTTGCCCATAGAAATTAATTCTTGTACGTCAGATAACATACCGGCCAAACGCATATTAATATTTTGTGCAGTTGCAAAAGAATGTTCAACTGATTTAATTGATGTTCCAAACATTTTAATTTCGTTCATTTTGTTTTCCTTTAAGTTTTCACGACAACGTTGCCGTATTGATAATTTACTAAAGATTACTTTAGTTGTAAAGCGTTTTTTGATATATTAGGGTTTTCCTTAGAAAATAACTTAATATTGTTGTATATTTTCTATTTGCTTTTTGGTGGACGAACCTAGCCCACCTAAGTTCGCCTTCAACTGTTTGCTTTTCGGAGCCACAGAACCCGACAGTCGTTCAAGGAACCGGCACTATCTTCGCCACCGGTCTATGTGCTATTACATCCTTTATTCCCCCAGTAGCACTTTCGTCTTAATCGCTGGTGGTGATGAATCCCCAATCAAGAACGTTGGGAACTGAACAAAAGAAAAAAGGGCTTTATAGGTAGCTTTAGCTTGAACGGCTTGGGAAATACCGCTGAACTATTTCCTAAACCCTAAAACCACCTATAAAACCCTAATTTTCGAGTGTTCAAGAACTCAATATTTAAAACTATATCATAAAATTTTAAATTGTTTGCAACTCCGGCCAAATAATATGCCAAGTCTTAGGAAATAAGTCTTTCCGGGTCACTAGGCCTACTGATTCTTTTTCGATGGTTGCCGCTATTAACATTAACGGGGCGGCTGGAATTGCGTTATTGTTGCGCCATTGACACACCGCTTGAACCGTTACCCCACATAGCTTTGCTACTTTTGCTGGCCGGCCCAACATATCAATTAGTTGTGCATCTGTCATTTATTTGTCCTTTTACTAAATTTTACTTTACAAGAACTAAATTTTACTTTACATTTGTAAGTACGGCAATGTTGCCGTGATAAAAAAGGAGTAACAAAGATGGAATTCAGAACAGAAGCAGATGATTATGAAGCACAACACAATGACCAACTCCAAACAGAATTTAGATTGGAAGAAATCTTTTTCACGTTAGAAAACGGTCAGCCCCTAGATAGTGAGGAACTTGCATTACTGCGGTATTCATGCGGTATGCCAAAGAAACCTTACGTTAGCCCACTAAAAGAAATATTTGATGATTTCGCCGACATTTTCGGCAAAGGAAAATAAAATGATAATTGCAAAACAAAGTAGTAACAGTCAGTCCGATTTTAAATTACCGCCAGCCGGTAGCTTTATGGCCCGTCTTTATAGAATCATTGACATTGGGACCCAAACCACAGAATGGATGGGCAAGCGCAAAATGCAACGCAAAATCATTGCGATGTTTGAATTGCACGGTGAAGATAACGAGGGCAAGCCTTTACAAACGCCTGAAGGTAAGCCGCTAATTGTTTCTAAACGTTACACACTATCCCTAGATGAAAAAGCCACTTTACGTAAGGATTTAGAAGCCTGGCGTGGTAAAGCATTTACCCAGGAAGAACTAGACGGATTTAATTTGGAAGTATTGCTTGGAAAATGTTGCATGGTGTCAATTACTCACAGTAGTTATGAGGGCAAAGAGTACGCAAACATATCTAGCATTAGCCAAATCCCGTCAGCATTGAAAAAGCTTGGTGAACCTAAAGGCGTGAATGAATTAATGATATTTACACTTAATCCGTTTGACCAAAGCAAGTTTGAAAAGCTTTCGGAAGGTATGCAAGGGGTAATTAAAAAATCTTCTGAGTACCGTAATACATTTGAACCAAATTCGGGTCCAATAACTTCTAGTTCGCTAGAAGCAATGGATGACGATATACCATTTTAGGGGAACAATATGAAACCAATGGTTAAGTTTATTGTTTGTGATTACTATACGGTTAAAACCCATCAGGATATAGGCCACGATGAAGAAACTGAAATCATTGGTTTTAGTTATGAAGATTTATGCAAATTTACTAGGGCTTTAGTTACTGAAGCGGCTTGCCTGGTAAGGGACCCTCAAGATAGAAATTTAATTTTAAAAACACTAGGTGAATAAATGAAATGTATTGACTGTAAATGGTTTTCCGGAACCGTAAATGATACGTATGGCTTATGCAAACGTTATCCTACGGCACAAAACAAAACACAACATGATTGGTGCGGTGATTACGTTAGTAAAGTGCTTGTGGTTACGCCGTCCCAGGAAGAACCTGTATCTAAAATTAAAATTACATTTGTAGAACCAACTGAGTATGAAGTTGATACAACTAAATACAACATTACAACCGATGAATTTAAACCAAAACGTGGAAGAAAACCAAAAAATGTTGATTAAAGAACGTCAATCCGAAGCTGGGCATTGGTATGATGAATTGGGTAATCCAGCTTACACCATCGTTGGTAA